CTTTTGACCCAGTACCAGTACACCCCCCTTTGTCCTGCCGCCGAAGAGAAATTTCTTCTCCTGCCCTACGGTCTGAAGGCTGATGACCGCGTTTGTTTTTAAGTCCCGCACAGGAATCACCAGAAGACCGTCACGCACCAGCCCAGTGGCGTCAGGGAAGCCCTTACGGGCGAGGTACGGGTGTTTTGATACGGTAGACAGGGAAATGATCCTGAGCGCCTCCTGAGCCGCCCTAGCGTGTTTTAGCGCCTCCTCCTTGTCGGCCTTCTTTCGGCGCTCGTTCAGGTCTTGCCGGTCAATTGGGTGGAGGTAGGATCCGCGCTCAGGGTAGGGCGCAAAAAGCTCCATGGTCGCCCAGTTCTTCACGACCCCCCTCCTGCCGTCGTACAGGTAAGCCCCATTGCGTTTTTTCGGCTTGTCTTCCGTAGCAACTCGGTGCCAGCGTCCGTCAGATATCAGGTGGTTAATGACCAGCCCGTGCATTTCGGCGTGTTGGATGAAGTTCATGCCGACCTCCGCTGTTTCATTTTCGACCAGTACGACCTCAGATTGGATCTGACCTTGTTCCGCACCTCCGGTCTGGGCGGGATGAATAACGCTGAGGAATATTTATTCAAGGGCCATGCGCCATAAATCGCACGGTACTGAGCCAGAGCAAGTTTCTCGGCCTGCATGTCGTTCTGCTTCATTTCGTAGGCAAGGTAGCAAATCTCCCCCCAGACCTGTGGCTTGTTCTCCATCCACTCGTGGGCCTTCAGCTTCTTGGGCTTGCCAACCTCAGTCAACTCGCCCTGTTGGTTTTCTATGTTGCTTCTTTTTCCAACTCGCTCGTGACCGCAAGCAGGACAGATCTTGCTCGTGCTGATAAATCCACAAGCAGAACACTTCATCTCCTTCTTTTCTTCTTCCGTCTTTTCCTTGTGAACCTTTGAGTCAAAGTCCTTGTCGTCAAGGGTATCAACACCGTGTTCAAAGACCTCTTCCATGTCTTCCATGAATCGCAGGACGTTGCCGGAATGATCAAGCCACAAAGCGAAGTCCTTACCGGGGTGGCTCCTCATCACCCGACCCATCTGCTGGATGTGTCCCGACAAGGACTTGCGATAAGGTCTTGCCCCTATACCAATTTTGATATCTGTAACGTCAAAGCCCTTAGCCAACGCTTCGCAAGAAACCAAACCAACAATAGATGAGTCCGGACGCCTGAACTCCTTGATTAGCGCCCTCCTTCTGTCGTCGTTGCCATCCTTGTAGCTGATCTGCTGAAAGTTATAACCAAGCTCTTGAAACTTTTTGCAAATCTCCTCGCCGTGAGCAACAGTCGCAGAGAAGACAATCGTCTTTGCCGGTCCACCAAAATATTGGTTTGTTTTTTCTGTCCACTCAATAGCAATGTTTCCAATGATCTTGATGCCGCGCTTTTCAATCTCGGAATCTTTCCACTCGCCAAAGCTGTTTGTCTCAGCGCCCTTCATATCAATCTCTTGGGCTGCAAAAAGCTTCAAAGGGACGAGCCACTTCTGGTCTATCAGCTTGTTGGTAGTGGTGCTGTTGACGACGTTGGTAAATATCTTCCCCATGCCCTTTGAGAACGGGGTAGCAGTTAAACCAACAACGGTCATTGCAGGATCATCAATGTAATCAATGACCGACTTGTAAAGCGTATGGCACTCATCCCATACCAAAAGCCTTGGCCTTTGTTCAAGGGTTCTTCTTGCCAAAGTCTGAGCCGACACGACTTGAATGTGTTCCCACGGGCGGTTTCTCCAATGCTGCGCCTGTATCACCCCATGATTCACTCCGTATGAATCAAGCAGCGAGGACGTCTGATCAACAAGAGATACGCGATCACAAACAAAGAAAGCACTGGTCTGTTTGTTGTATGCCTCACCCAGAAGGTAAGACGCTATGACTGTTTTACCAGCCCCCGTAGGAGCCACCAACGCTTGACAGCGGTGGCCCCCACGGATTCCATCTCGCAAACTATCAATGCAGTTTCCCTGATAGTCGCGCAGGTCATCAAAGTTCATTTATTTTCCCGCTTTTTTGTTTAAATAATTTACTTGTTTTTGCAACTCGTGGCTTTTATTCATCTCTTGGTCATTAATTTTTTTAAGGGTAACAATTTGAGCTTGGCATTCCATCAACATTTTGACCTGCTCATTACCTCTAAAAGACTCAACAGCCTGAAGCTCAAACTCACAACGCTTCAACGTAGCCACAAGGTTCTCGCAGTGGTCTTGCAGATCATCAAATTCTTTCTGCAATGCTTCATAAACGTCCAGAGGAACAGTGTTTTTGGGAGCCTTTGGGCCGTAATACTTTTCTTCTTTTAACTTCTTTTCTTCCTTTTCTTGAAGAGCCTTCTCCAGAGCTTCTTTTTGATCGTCAACAGGAAGACCGGATATTTTCCCAGCGTCCTTGATGCTGATTTTCTTGGCTTTTATGGCTTCCTCTAGCTCTGGAATCCCCGCCTTAATTCTTTTAACGTCCTTAATTGTTGCAGGAGAAACCCCAGCCTTGTCTGCCATTTCTTGAATCGTTAATTGGCTACTGGTAGCCAATTTCCCTTGTAACCCCTTGAGAGATAAGGAAGGTCTTCCCCGCTTTGTCTCCCAAGTCTGCAATCCGACAATCAGACTGGCTCGTTCAAGAGTGGTCTTGGACTTCCTCAACGACTTGGCAAAGACGTAACCAGAAGGATCGTTCCCCTCATATTCCATCTTCCTAAAATTAACGATCTTGAGTTCTTGACAGGCCAAGTAACGATGCCATCCATCAAGAATCTTTCCTTCCCAGAACATGACCGGCTCCAACACGCCATTGATATCAATGCTATCAATCAGCATCTTGAAATCATCAGCAGACATATCACCGTCTAATGCGCTCAGTTCATGGCGCTCGTACTTCTTCATTGTTTCTTCTCCAGTTCAGGCCATATTTGAGGCCAAATTTTTGGGAACAACTGTTTTCTTCCATGCTTGCCCTTAGTAGCAAGCTCCAACGGGTACGACAGTAACACCAATTTCCCAAACGGGATAGTTGATAACATCCTCCACTCGCTTACAGTTGACGGCGCTGATGCAGTAATGTCAGCAACCTTGAACGTCCCGCCCAGTGCATCAATTATTTTTGATGGTGTCATGTTCCCTCCTAAAGAAAGATTGCAAGGCTATTCGGTTTAGCGTATATTGTCAATTGTTCCGATAAGCGAACATTAACGAAAGAGAGATTTTATGGAGGCACATCATCAATTAATGATTGAGCGTATGCAGAAAATTGAGGAGGCTCTTTTACGAGCCGAAAACAAAGAGGCCAATGAAGATGATTGGCAAATAATTTATTTTGAATGTGGATTGAAAAGGAAAAATTATGAGCTTGACCGTATCAGAGCCTAAAGGCACAGACTTCATTCTCCCTCCTGCTGGGAGCCATCTTGCGCGGTGCTATCGCGTGATCGACTTGGGAACGCAGAAGACAACCTTCAAGGGCGAGCAAAAGGCGCAGAAGAAGATCATGATCGTCTGGGAGCTTCATGGCGAAGACTCGGAGGGTGGGCCTCTCGTCACTCCTGATGGGCGTCCTCTTGTCGTATCAAGACGTTTCACCCCAAGCCTCTCCTCCAAAGCATCGTTGAGGGCGTTCCTTGTCTCGTGGAGGGGTAAGCAGTTCACGACCGACGAGCTTGAGGCTTTCAAGATGCAGAACATCTTGGACAAGTGGTGCATGGCAAACCTGACCCACACAGAGCCAAACGCTGACGGGAAGATTTATTGCAACGTGTCGTCAATCTCTCCTGTGCCTGTTGCCATTAAGAAGGCAGGTCTTCCAGAGGGTTCAAATCCTGTTGTGTGGTTTGACATCGACGAGCCTGACATGAAGACGTTTGAGGAATTCCCCGACTATCTGAAGAACATCATTGCCGGTTCACCGGAATGGCAAATGCGGCAGATGGGGAACCAGCCCGGACTCAACAATAAAGCCGACGAAGACGGCGACATGGCCTTCTGATGAAAACTCCCGCCTTAACGCGGGTTGTGGACATCCTCCACGACAACCACAAGCTTACTTATGCTGTTGTGGTGGAGGATCCATATACCGATCCCGTTTGCATAACGATAGCCAAACGCGGCGAAAAGTTTGCAAAGTTTGACACGATCCAACTTGAAATACCAAAAGACAAGTTTGATCCGTTCACGTTTCTGGAGCTTGTTGAAAAGCACCAGCCACCACAATCCATACCGGAGCCTGAAAATGACCCTTGTTGTTTCTAATAACGACCACCCCGCCGAGTCTACGCACTGGTACACAAAGCTTGGCACCCCCGCGTATCAAGTCATGGGCAAGAACGGCAAGATGCGGAACACAACGCTGAGGGACGCAAGGGAGAAGCACCTTGTTCCGTCTGTCACAACGATTCTCAAGAGCGCGGCGAGTCCCGGACTTGAACGCTGGAAGATCGACCAGATGCTTCATTCAGCGCTAACCCTCCCCACCATAGCGGGAGAGCGCGAAGCAGACTATCTGGACCGCATCCGAGTCGATAGCAGGGAGCAGGGCAGGAAGGCAGCAGAGCGCGGTACAGCCGTCCACACAGCCATTGAGGGGTTCTATCTGGGCAAAGGATTCGGAGCTTATGAGGAGCATATAAAGGGCTTTGAGAGCGCCATCACAAAACAATTCGGTGAGTGCAGTTGGCTTGCCGAAAGAGCCTTTGCAACCGACCTTGGTTTCGGAGGGAAGATCGACCTGTGTTCTGGCAAGGCAATTTTAGATGCCAAGTCTAAAGAATTCGGACCCGATAAAATGCCAGAGGGTTTTGATGAACACTTGATGCAGTTGGCTGCATACCGGATGGGGATGGATCTTCCAACGGCGCGTTGTGCAAACGTGTTCGTCTCGGTGACGCACCCCGGTCTGATCCACATCCACGAGTGGAGTGATGCCGATCTACAAAGAGGTTGGAAAATGTTCGTTGGGTTGCTGGGCTATTGGTACGCAAAAACGGGCTTGTAAATAGTTGTTGACAGGGTTCGGATAGACGAATACAGTAATAACCACTGGACGATTGTCCAGATTAAAGAACAAACTGGAGAAGCAAAATGAACAAGCAAGAAAAGATTGAGAAGCTGTTGATCACAAGCATGTCCGTGAAAGAAATCGCGGAGCAAGTTAAATGTTCACGGGACTATGTGTATCAGGTGAGGCTAAACAAGGAAAAGCAGGAGGTGAAGAGGATTGCCGAGTACATGGCCCAACCCAAAAAGTACAACTGGGTAGAAGCTGCAAAGCCAGCAGCAAACAACGTTCAGGTGGGTGGTACGCACTACAAGACCCAAGACATTCAACCTTGGGATGCAATCCGCTCGTGGAACCTTTGCTTCTTTGCCGGTAATGCGGTGAAGTACATAGCGCGGCACAAATCAAAGGGCGGCGTTGAGGATCTGAGGAAGGCCCGTCACTACTTGGACAAGTTAATTGAGCTTCAGGTGAAGTGATGGACCAAGACCACGTAAAGGAAGCTATACGACAGGAAAAGCTGTGCCAAGCACGAGAGAGGCACGGCAAGCCGTTCGCCTTTGAGTCTGGTAGTAATTGGAAACCCCGGTCGGTTCCGCTCCTGACCGAGTGGCTCCAATCACGAGGGAGGGAGGTGAAATGAACGGAGTGTCCATATCAATCACTTTGCCAGATGGAAGTAAGAAGACCATCGAGGGCAACATTCCTTTTGACCCCAAACCATACGCTATGGGCGTGGATGCAAGCATCGTCCTAAGTTACTTGTTGGTAGAGCTGTGGGAACGTGTGGAAAAGCTGGAGGCGAAATGAACGAGCGCATAAAGGCGTTAGCCCTGCTTGCAGGGTGGGAGCCGTATCACGAAACTTCCCTGTGGGGAAAGAGCGAACTGGACAGGACGTTTCAAGCTGGGGAGTACCCAGTGGGTGAGGAGTTGAACAAGTTCGCTGAACTCATCATCCAAGACTGCCTTTCCTGTTGTGCGGTGGTGGCTCAGGCGGCACTAGATGCCCGTGATGGGGCAAGTGATGCTTATTCACACGGCAGGGAAGATGCCGCTTCGTTGTGCAAGACAACGATTAGAAAACATTTTGGGGAGGAGAAATGAAGCCACATAAACACGAGAAGTTTATCAAGCTGAAGGCTGAAGGGTTGCTGATTGAACGAAAGGTATCAAACGGGTGGGTGGAGGCAGACTGGTGCTCTTTTGACTGGACTGGCCTTGAATTCCGCATCGCTCCCGAGCAGACGCCAGATGCCGATGGATGGATACCGTGGTTTGGTGGCAAGAATCCTGTACCGGGGAAGATGGTGGATTACAAAGGCCCTACTGCGACAGGGTCTACTTGGCCCTCTGAAAATTTGGTGTGGAACCATTGGGGGTCTGGAAGTGATATCACCCACTACCGAATCCACAAGGAGAAGGTCAAGGAGAAAGTAAAGAAGTGGAGGTGGATGTTTTTTTACCCAGCACCGATTCAACCCTCATCAATTTATGTCTCAGAACCGTTCACACAAGCTGAGGCTGAGAAATACTTTGCTGATTCTGTAAGGCAAAGGGTTGTGCCTGAATGGAAGATGGAGGTGGAATGTGATGAATGACAAGGAGCGCATCGCGGAACTAGCTGATGCGTTCAACAAGGTCTGCGCTGAGAACGCTGATTTTGTAGCGCAGTCGGTTACTGACGAGAATCGCATCGCGGAACTGGAAGCGCAGTTGAAACACGCCGAGGGGCACGCTGCGGAACTTGAGGCCGAGGTCAAGGCGTTGAGGTGGAAAGCAGTAAGGGAGGGGAAATGAAACTCTCGGATATACCGACACCAGAAACGGACGCTTGCGCGAAGCGGTGCAGGGACAACCTCCCCTTTGCACTTGCTTCACGTAATCCAATTGAATCAATTGGGGATGTTGTTACGGCGGCTCACGCTAGGATGCTTGAACAGCGTCTTGGTCTCATGGTAGCGGCGTTAAAGGAATGTTACAGCGACGAGAACGCAGAGCGCAGGAAGGGTGAGCGGAGGAAATACACGCGGATTACAGCAGACAGGAGGCAAGCGAAATGAAACTGGAAGATTTTCAAACGCCGATTGCAGACGAGATCTGGGAGCGCCACTCAGAAGAAGGGGATGATTTCAGTTACGACATGTACCTATCCCATCAAGTTGTCGAAAAGAAACTCGCCCTCGCGGTGGCTGCGTTGAAGGATATTCGGGTGCGTACTCACGACAGCGTTGCCAGAGAAGCACTCGCGCAGATAGAGGAGGGAAAATGACTGCAAAGGAACAGGTGCTT